GTGTGCTCCTTGGTGGTGGTGGACTGCCCGGCCGGGTGGACCGGGACGTTCGGGGTTGCGGACTCGGCTGCGACGACACGGGCGTCGGGGTCGGTCCACAGGTCGCGCTGGAACAACTGCGGCGCCGCGTCTTGCAGCGTCGAAGTGAAGGAGTCGAGAGCGTCACCGACCGCGGACGAGAGCGAGATCCGCTCCTCGCGGGTGAGCTTCCCGTTGCCGTACATGTCGTCGGCGAGCTGCGTGAGGCACAGGTGGAGGCGCGACTCGATCCACTGGCCGACATTCCGGGCCTCGCGGATCTGCTTCGTCGCGGCCTCGCGGGTGAGCTCGACGCTCAGGGCCTCGTCGACTGGGACGTATTGCCGCTTCACGCGCACCTGGACCGGATCGCCGGTGAGCTCGACGCCGTCGTCGGTCTCCTTGTAGGTCTGGGAGAACGTGCCGGGGTTGTCGCCGCCCCACCGGTCCCAGTAGACGGTGGTGTCGTCGTAGTCCTCGACCCACACGTCCACGCCGTCGTCGGCGTGCGCGTCACGGACCGCGTCGCGGAACTTGTCGCGGCGATCCGAGTCGAGTTCGCCGGCCTCGAACACCTGGCGGGCAGCCTCGAGGATCATGCCGCCCCGGCCGGCGTGGGTGACGAAGTCGACGCTGTTGAATGTGCCGGGGTGGATCTTCTCGACGATCCAGCCCTTCTTGCCCTCGGCCTCACCGATGTTCATCTCCGCCGAGGCGCGCACACTGCAGGCGACCGCCTTGCGGAACGACTCGTCAGCGAGGACCGGCTTGCCGAGACCGATCGGGTCGGCGCGGCCAACCATCCGCTTGGCGCCGGCGTCCCACCGGGCGTCCTCGGTGAGCACCGCAGCGAGGTCTCGCACTGACCGCTCGGCGCGCTCCTCGGACTCGGTCGCGGTCGGGTGGTCGAAGTACATGTGTGTGCCCTTGGGCCACACCTTGTCCTTCGCTGCCGCCTCCAGGACATCGGCGCTGTAGTAGCCGCTTGAGCCCCACCCGGGGGTGATGATCTGGATGAGGAGCGACCCGTCGGCGTTGCGTTCGAGGATCTGGGTGTGTGCGCCGGCCTCGGTGAGGTTCTGGCGAGCCATGTCGACCTCCCTTGGTCGGATGTCAGGCGGTCTTCGGGACTGGCGAGACGACATACGAGTCGCGCCACCCGTCGTTGCTGCGGCGCGTGGCCCACTGGGTCATCGGGTAGTCGCCGCGGGTGTAGGCGGCGTACCGGGCAGGGCCGAGGATCTGCTTCTGAGTCGCTTCGGACTGCGAGTCGAACCACGCCTGCGAACCAGTGGTCGCCGGCTCAGGCTCGGGGATGTCGATCCCGAGGTCCTTCCACGACTTCGACAGGGGAACTCTGGAGCAGCGACAACGCTGATGCCCGAGTGGCCCGGGCTCAGTCAGGGGGTGCTCGGTGCCGTTCATTCCCAGGCAGGCGGCGCAGGTCCGGGTCGACGTGGCAGCCAACCACAGCCAACCGCGCAACACGTCGGCGTTCTCTTCGTGTGCGAGCTTCGACGCGGCGCGATGCGCGTCGAGGACCTCGGTTTGCGCGATCCCCATGGCTCGACTGAGGCCGCCGTTGAACTTGCCTTCAGTGGACTTGACGATGTCGCGGGCGATGGTCTTCGGGTTCAAACCCGTCGCCAGCCCCCGGACAAGCTCACGTCGGATCGCTGAGTCTGCCTCGGCTGAGATGGGCCACATCTGGGACGTGATCTGCTCGGTCGACCGTTGCACGATCGCCGCGATCTGCCGGGAGTCGACCCGATCCCAGCCGACGAGACTGTCGCGCTCGGCCTTGGGTAGCTGTGACGCGATGAGCTCTTCCTGTGCCGCGCCGGCCGCGGTGACGACCTTGTGCAGGTCGTCGGTCACGATCGTTCCCGCGTTCTCGGTGAGGCGGGTCAAGGACCGGGCGATGGCGTCGAGCGCGAGCAACAAGCGCCGCGACCGGAGGACCATGGAGCGGGAGATCACTCCCCCGCCGTTCACGACCAGTTCGTTGACTGCGGCATCGAAGTCACCCGCGACCGCATCCCATGCGTCAGCCCACGCAGCGGTGAGTTTCCGGTCGTGTTCGTCAGTGATCCTGAGTAGGTCGGCGCGGACGCGGCGCGCGAGTCGCAGCGTCGTCGGGGTGACAGGCACTACTCGTCATCAGGGTCGTCGGCCGGCTCGTCCTCGTCGTCGTCCTCGCCGGGATTGAGCGCCGGGTCTTGCCCGTTGCGGAACCGGTCGACCGCGACTTGCCCGGCGTTCACGTCGGGCGCGATGTAGTTGCCGTCGTCGTCGGTGACCTCATCCAGCACCTCGTCGATGTCCCGCACCCGCAGCGCCTGCAGAAGCAGCCGCAGCGTGACCAGCGGCGGCAGCTTCATCGTCCCGTCGGCCTCAACGATCGCCTTCACGAGCGTGTCGACCGGGGTCGAGTCGTAGTCCGGCCACGCGATGTCGATCGTGCGGTCATCCTGATCCGGCAGGAGCGCCGCGACCCGGTCCGTGCCCGGGATGCGCTGGATCCGGCCAGTCAACGGGCCCTGCGGTGCACGGATCGCCCAGTCGATGACGTGGTTCAGGACGTCCCGGAACAGTTCCGTCCACAGCGACCGGCGCAGGTTCATCGCGAGCTCAGTCGGCTGATCCAAGGTGTCGGCGACAGCGCGTGCACCGGTGATGCCGGGGTCGCCGATCATCATCGTCACCGGCAGATCGAGCGCGGTCGCGGCCATCGCAGCGAGCGGCTTACCGGACTCGGAGTCGATGGTGGCGCCGGTCTTCGGGATCGCCTCGAGTGAAGTGTTCGGGTCCGTGACAGCGGTCGCGCCGACACCCTGCTGGTTGCCACCGCGGTAGTCAGTGGTGGGGGCAGCAGCGACCTTGGCTGCGACAGTCTTGGCCCGGTCACCCTTGGTCGACAGCTTCCACGCGAACCGGGACAGCGCCTTCGTCAGCACCGACCAGTTCTCCAGGAACTCCTTGTACGACCTGGCCCACGCGATCGACGCGAACGAGTCCGGGACGCCGCGCACCGCGCGGGTCGGCCGGTTCACCGCGACCATACGCACCGGGGCGTTCCACATCACCTCAGCGCCGTTGATGTACCGCGGCCTGCTGCCCGCCTGCGGTTCGTACCCGAGCGCCGGGTAGTACACCGTCCGCTGCCGGGTGATCAACTGATCCCCGACCAGCGACCGTTCGGAGAAGTCGCGGCGGAAGTACCACACCGACACCTCATCATCCGGGTCAGTGATGATGTCCGTGATCTGCTCAGGCGGCAACCACCTGAGCTGCACCTTCCCGGTCAGGCCGTTCGTGAACAGCGCCGCGAACAGTTCCCCGTCCGTGTACAGGCCCTGCTCCATCTCCTCGCGGGCCTGCGACCCGGAGAAGGTGCGCACGTTGCCGGCGTCGTCCATGAACTCCTGCACGACAGCGTTGATGTCCTGGCCGTCGTCGGACTGGTCCCGGACGGTGATGTCGACGCCCTGGCCCCAGATGTACGCCTTCCGCAGCGACAGCCCGCGCTTGATCAACGGGTTCACCACGGCCATCACGCGGCACAGGTCACGGATCTGGTGCCGGCCATTCGCCGACAGATCCAGTTGCGCCTGCATCGACAGCCGCAGCCAGCCACGGTCCTCGTAGGCGAGCTCCACATCAGCCAACGACTCGCGGAGGATCTCAAGCTCGTTCATCGACGCGCCAAGCTGCTCCTCCAGGTGCGCGACGCGGAGGGTGCTGGTGTCCCGTTCCGCCTCGAACAGGTCAGGCTGGGTCCACGGGTTGGCCATGCGCGTCTCCTGTCCGGGCTAGTAGGGCGAGATTGCGTAACCGCGTGCCTCGTGCTCCGCGAACTCCTCAGGCTCGAGGAAGTCGTCCTCGGCGAGCAGCGGAGCAAGCACGAGCCGGTTCAAGGCCTGCGTCAGGGTGTCTGTTTGGTCGTCATGCGCACCGTTCGGGAACGCCGCGAGCTCCTCGACGAGGGCACCCACCCAGGGCGCGAGTTCCGGGGTCGGCAGGTGCACGTTGCCTGCCTCGACCAGCGGTGACACGGCTGAGGCGCGCGCTTCCTTCGACTCGGTCGGCGACTCGGGGACGATGCCGTTCACGATCCGGCGCAGCGAGTTGATCACCGCTGTGCCGTTCGCCTTGTCCTCGACGATCTTCAGCGTCGCCTGCGGCCACTTCGCGGCCAGCTCACGGAACCGAATGCAGGTGGTGACGAAGTCCATGCGGTCGTGGACCTGGTCGAGCAGGAACGCGTCCGCGCCTCGCCGAGCCCAGACTTGGCCGACGACATAGTCACTGGACTTGGTGTCCTTGAACGCCATGTCCCACGACAGGATGACCTCGTCCATGTGCAGCGCGATGTGGGAGCCGTCGTTGCGGACGAGCCACAGCGGATCGGTGTACCGGCAGCCTGGCTGATCCCACCACTCCCGCTTGAAGATGCCACCCTCAGCCGGTGACGGGCGGCCCTGGTACAGCGCGTTCCAGGTGCGGGAGCCGACGCGGGTCTTGATCGCTTCCCACTGGGCGGTGGTGCGGCCACGGGCGGAGATCATGAACTCGCCAGGTTCGCGGCCGAGCGGGTCCGTCTCGCCCTTCGCTGGGTCGTGGTCGGCCTGGGCGGGGATGTTGATCACGCGCCACAGGTGGCCGTCTTCGGCGGCGAGTAGCCGTCCAGCGAGGTCGTCCTCGTGCCAGCGGGTGAGGATCAGCAGGACCGAGGCGCCCGGCGCCAGCCGGGTCGATGCCGCGTCGGTCCACCAGTCCCACACGTTCTGCCGGATCAGCGCCGAGTCGGCCTCTTTGCGGTCCTTGATCGGGTCGTCGATGATCAGCAGGTCCGCGGGGCGGCCAGTGAGGCCGGCGCCGATGCCGACGGACAGGACGCCGCCACGGTGGCCCGCGATCTCCCACTCGTGCTTTGCGCCGTTGTCGGGCGCGATCTGCAGGCCGAGCTGCGGGTGGTCCGTGATGTTGCGGCGGAGCGCGAGACCGTTGCGGTTTGCGAGGGTCTGACCGTAGGAGGCGGTGACGATCCGGGTCTCAGGGTCCTCTTGCATCACCCAGGTCGGGAAGTCTTTCGCGCCCCTCGTGGACTTCCCCTCTTGCGGACTCATCGAGCAAATGAGCCGACCATCCGGGGTGTTCGCGAGTTCGACGAGCGCATCGTCGATCTGGTCGAGCGCCGGCGTCTGCTTCGTCCGCGGATCCAGCGCCCGGGCGAGCTCACCGGGGGTGGCGTACTTCCGGGCGGGTTTCTCGAACATGCGGGCGGCGTACTCGAAGGGCGACAGCACGGTCATCGCTGCCTCCCGAGTCTTAGCCGGCTGCGACGGGCAGCGTCTCGACGATCTGCCGGTACTGCTCGCTCAGCTTGGAGTTCTTGTCGAGCTCCCGGTCCATCTCGGCGATCTCTGCTTGAAGGTCGGCCTTCTGGGTCGTCAGGTAGTCGCTGCGGCGTTCGAGGCTGTCGATTCGGCGGGTCAGTTCGTCGCGGGCTTCTTGCATGGTCTTGCGCTCCTTGCATGCCTTGCAGTAGGAATGCGGAGGCCCCGGCTCTCAGGTGGGGAGCCGGGGCCTCGCTGGGTCAACCGCGGGGTCGAGTTCCGCAGGACCCGCGCGCTCGTTGCGGGGTGAGCGCGTTAGTGGCAGAGACCGGATTTGAACCGGTGATCTCCGGCTTATGAGGCCGGCGAGCACTCCGAGCTGCTCCACTCTGCTGCGCGGGGTGGAGATAGCTCCGCCCTGGGGGAATTAGTTCACAAGCGTGAGCGGTTCGTCAAGTGACGCTTGACGGTGTGTCGCGTGACACTGGACAGCGAGGTCACGCCGCAGCCCGTCGAGGCATGCGTCCCGACCTCCGCCGTGCACGTTTCACCCACCGCACCGGGGTCTTGTCGGACTGCTCGGCGGCGCAGCACAGGCACACCTTCCCCTCCCCGTACCCCTCGCCGATCTGCGGGATGACTTCGCGTTTCCGCCACGTCTCGACGGTCGCGACTGGCCGGCCGATAGCTGCCGCGACCGTGACCGGGCGCAGAAACCGGTGCTCGTGCTCGTTCGGGTTGGTGGCACAGGCGCAGCGGTCGCTCATTGATCCCCCGTGGTTGTACGCCTCGTCGGCTTTGTAGATGCGGATCTGGCGTTTACCCCCCAGATTCTCCGTGGCATATCAGTGCCAGTCATCGCAGCCTCCACTCGTCGCGGAATTCGTGGTGATCCGACCAGCGCATCGCGATCTCCCTCACCGCCTCGGCCAGAGCGGCCGAGAACACGCCGATCACCTGGCGCTCGTCCTGGTTGGGCGACGACTCCCACTCGGTCTTTACGTCGCAGTACCGCTTCACGATCCGGCGGTAGGTCGCCATGTCCCGCCGCACGTACCCGGCGTACCGGTACGCCACGACGTCGCGGGATTTGGCGGCGGCCTGCGGGATCCCGTCGACCCGGGGCTGGGTTTCCTCGTCGTGGATCCGGTCGAGCACGAACCGGGACAGGTCATCGACGGGCTCGGGTCGGGGTTCCTGCTTCCGGTCGTACATGTCGAGACCGGTGGGCAGCTTCGGGCTTCCCCACGTGCCGCTCACTCCGGCTCCCCGCAGACGTCGCACTTGGTGTAGAGCCAGTAGCCGTCGTAGGACTCGTCGCCGAAGTTGGCGTGGATCAACCCCGAGCAGCCTTCGGAGTCGCATGGCTTGGGGTAGCTCTGGCCACCGCACCAACCTTCGTCGCATTCTCGGTCGCCGATGCGGTGCTCGTACCCGAGGTTCTCCCCGAAGTCGAAGGTCTCGGCCGTGCTGGGCTCGGTCATGTCACCCATTGTCCGTCACGACTGGTCGCTGGTGTGGAGCATGCCCCGGAACTCGCTGCCCGGACGCAGCCCTTCGATCACCTTCACGTTCGCGACCCACGCCGCGCCCCACCTGGTCGGGTCGCTGGTGATCTCGTACACGGCGCCGAGGACTGTGAACCGGTCCCCTTTCGCGATGGTGGCGACGGGGAGCCGGTACTCGCCGGGCTTCAGGCGCATCGCCTGCACCGGGTCGGTCACTGGTGCCACTCCATCCGGCCGACCTGGGTGATCATGTGCCGGTACGCCCGCCGCTGCTTCTCCTCCAGCATCTCGTCGTAGGCGTACCGCCGAGCCCAGTCCAGTAGTTCGGTGGCGTCGATGTACCTCGGCGCTACCGCCTTCTTCCTCCAGGGCCACCCGGCCATCACAGCCTTGCCTGCTCGGCCATCCACAGATCCTCCGGGACCTCGATGCCGAGCGCCTCGGCCACGGTGGTCGTGGTGGTGCAGGGCCAGGTCGGGGACTCGGCCTCGTACCCGTCGAAGTCGCAGCCCCGGCAGAAGCCATCCCCGTTCTTGTGCAGGTCGAGCACGATCCGCGCAATCGGGTCCGTGACGGCGTCGAGGGCTGTGACGAAGACGAGCCACGCCTGAGTGGCGGCCTGTGTGCGGCGGTCCAGCTCGGCGCGTCGCTCTTCCCGCTCACGCAACTCATCCGGGGTCAGGTCACGATCGCCGAGCCCCCAGTCGATGAGCATCTCACGGGACACCTGAATCAACGCCGAGTGCTTCTGCACCGTCACCGCTGCGCCCTCCGCTCTTCAGCCGCCCTGAGCCGCGCTTCGGTCTCCGCGATCAGGTCCCGCCGCCGCTGCATCTGCGCTTCCTCGCGCTGCCTCAGGTAGAGGCGTCGCGTGATGCGTAGCCGGATCCACAGCACCCCGGCCGCGGCGGCGCAGGTGGTGAACGCGAGCAGCCCGACGAAGACCCACAGCAGGGTGTTCACCGGGTCGCCGCCTCGATCATGTCGCGTCGTACCGCGTCCCAGTCCATCCGTGTCGCCGTGATCAGAGACTGTTCGCGGTGCCTGTCGATGACCGCGTCAGCTTGCTCGACGGTCAGCCCGAGCTGCCGCGCGGTGGCTCGGGCGCGCTCTGCTTCAGACGCCTGTTCGGTCGCCGAGTTGATCCCTGCCGCGAACGCCGGGAATGCGGACGTCGCCCCGGCCCGCGCCTCGACCTCAGCGAGGCCGACTGTTGCACGGCGAATCCGGTCTGCCGAAGCACGCTCCCTCTCCAACCGATCGAGCCACCGGTAGTACGCGAACGGGCCGATCAGGACCCGCCAGTTCCACGGCCGCTGTTCGCGAGGCGACATTCGCTTGACTGAATCCGCCGTCACCTTCCAAACGAGCAGGTTCGCGGGCACCAACAGCGCGGCGAACCCGCCGATCATCAGAACCAAGCTCAGCCAGCTCACGATGCCTCCAGTCTGTTGCCATTGTCCCCGATGAGCCCGACCTTCAGCCCCAACTCGCGCAGCCCCGAGTCGGCCTCCTGCCGGTTCCCGCACTCCGCGCATTCCACAGCCCTGCTCTCCTTGTCCATGAACAGTGGCCCTCCGCATACCGCGGTCTCTGCCTGGCCGGCGGGGCGGGCTTTGCAGGTGCCGACGGGGTGGGTGCGGTATTCGCCGACCGCGTCTCTGAGTTGCCGGTGGAGGGTCTTGATCTCGGCGTACAGGTCGCCGATCCAGTCCTGCTCGGTGACCCAGGGGAGGTTGCTGCGGATCAGCTCGCACTCGCCCAGCACTAGGTGCTCCTCGGGCACGTAGCGACGGCAGTAGCAGCCGACAACGGTGCACCCGGTGTTCTTGTGGTCTGTTCGGTGCGTGGGTCGGTGGTGGTAGCACTCCCGGCAGGTCCGCGAGTGATGCCGTTCGTCGCGGATGAGCTCGGCCCACGAGTGCAGGATGCCGAGGATGCCGCGTTCTGCCCGGGTGTCGAGGAGGTCGAGGATTTCGAGGCGCATGGGTGCGGGCGGGTCGGGGTTTCGGACGCGGGCGGTTTCGGGGTTGCCGGGGACGGTGCCGTGTTCGACGACGTGCGGGAGGAGCGCGGCGAGGTCTGGGAGGGCGCGGAGCCACTGCCCGAGTCGTTTGGCGCATGGCGCGCAGAGGAGTGACGGCCCTTCGGTCTCGACCGGGCTGCGCGCGTCGCCTTGCCCGCTGTGGCAGCCGTTCAGGCAGGGTTGCGGGGGTGTGGCTACCCAGGCGGTCTCAACGGCTCTGAGAGGCGCTGAGGGCTCCGGCCTCAAACTGCGTGGCCAGTACGGGCGCTCGATCGTCGTCATCGGTGCTTCGCCTCTCCGTCGTGGGTGCGCTTGTGCAGGAGCCACTTGATCTGGC